TCTTTATTCTGCATTATAAAACAAAATGCATACTAATTATGGAAAACGCATTACAATTCTTATTCCCAATTCAATTAATCATTTTTGGGATATTCTTATTTCATGTAGCAAAATACATTTACATAACTATTAAAACAAAATTATCATGAATCAATTTATTTCATTAGGTGAATTCATTATGATTGTTCTTATATGTTATCCCGTTGTAATATTCGGGAAAACATTAATAGAGCATATTAAGGATAAATAAAACTATTAAACACAACACAGCATGGAAAACACAACACAACAAAAAACAATGGCATTTACTACCTTAAGGGTAATAATGCAGATGATTGAGAAATCAATTAAAAATGGCTATTTGAGGGACGAATGGAAGGATGATAAGATAAATAATTACAACAATATTGTCACTACCTATTCAGGTTATTATGCTATGAATCATGATTGCATAATGGCTGAAGGCGAATACTTGCATGAGATTGAGGATGCGGATGATTATGTATATGATGAAATTGATGAAAAATACATATTTAGTGACAATGCAAGTTGGGTAGAAACAGGACGCGACGGATATTATACCCATGACGATAATTGCTCGGGATGTAATGGTATATATCGTTACAATAGTATATGGATTAATGACTCATATATGGAACGATACGATTTGGTACATGATTGCGACGGGGACATTAGGAATATAGATGATGTCTATTATTGGGAATCGGATTGCGAATGGCATGATGAACCCGAAAATGATGATGATGATGATGATGATGATGATGATTGCGATATGGATGCAGCATGTATAAATTCCTATTCTTATCGTCCGTCAATGAAATTCCATAAATTATCGAATGAGAATGAAAATGCACCATTTTTCGGTATTGAATTGGAAGTAGAAAGGAAAAATAGTAATGGGTTGAAGCATAAATATATGGCGGGAATGATTGAGCATGACCATTGGTATTTTAAAACGGACGGAAGTTTAACGGACGGGTTCGAAATTGTTACGCATCCAATGACATTCAACTACATTCAACAAAGTACAAAGGAATTTACTAATTCCCTTAAATTGTTGGTTGAAAATGGATATAATAGTTACGACGCAAATACATGCGGGATGCACATTCACATTAGTAAAAATAATTTTACTACATGGCATTTATATCGTTTCCTTAAATTCTTTGTAGAAAATAAAGAATTCATTGTAGCTATTTCACAAAGGAAAATGGAAAAACTGAAAAAATGGGCTAACATTGAGGACGACAATGATACTTCATTGATATATAAAGCAAAGAAAAAGGACGGGAATAGTGAACGATATGTAGCAATTAATCTTAAAAATAGTCAAACGATTGAAATTCGCATTTTTAGGGGAACGTTAAACATAAATTCATTCATGAAAAATATTGAATTCGCACATGCTTTATTTATGTACACAAAGGAAAATAAAGATGTGACATTAGACGGGTTCAAATTATATATTGAATCATCTTGCGACTATTCCAATTTAAAAAAATTCATCAACTTAAAAAATATATAAATTATGTGCATTATAGCTATTCAGCCATTAGGCGTAAAAATAAAGGAATCAACATTGAAAAATTGTTGGGATGCTAACAAGGACGGCGCGGGTATTATGTATGTTGAAAACGGGAAAATCATTGTAAACAAGGAAATGCATTCATTTAATGAATTTATGAAACTAAAAAAACATGCGGACAAAGTGAATTCAAATATTGTTATGCATTTTCGAATTGCGACGTCGGGCGGGATTAATGACAGGAATTGTCATCCATTTAAGGTTAATAATGACCTATATTTTTGTCATAATGGAATTTTGGATATTGATGTTCCTTTACATTCGAATATTAATGATACGCAAATTTTCAATAATTCGTTTATGAAAGGATTGCCCGATAATTTTGTTCAAAATGATACGATCATGGCATTGATTGAATATACAATAGGCAATCGAAATAAATTCGTTTTCATGGATGCAACAGGACAATTTTACATCCTGAATGAAAATGCGGGAAAATGGGACAATGGTGCATGGTATTCGAATGAAACATACAAAAGACATTCATATACATATTACCCGAAAAAATGGGATTTTCATGCAAAGGATAAAAAGAATGATAAATATTCCATTGAGGATAAATTCGAATATTGCGAATCATGCAATGAAGTCCATTCATTAGATGATATGGTGCATGACAATTATTTCGATATGCTATTGTGTACAAAATGTAGTGAATGGGTAATTGAGGAAAAATAATATTGTTGGTTTTCTATTGTGTAAGTGAATATCCTGAAATATGGGTATTCACTTTTTTAGGTATAAGGATGTACCAATTATAAAAAATAGCCAAAATAAGGCAATTTAAGACACTAAAAATATAAAACAATGTAATACCATTACTAACATATCAAAATGGCTGAATCGGGCTAAAAATGGGCAAAGAATTGATTTTGTGCATTAGGTCATGATATTGCAAACATTATGTGTAATATTGATGTTTTAACATTGATGTTATGCCATTGATGTTGCAACATTGTTGACTATGCAACTAATAATCAGTTGCAGGCAAAAACCTGCCAAAAACCCTATGCAAAAACTCCCCAAAAAACCCACAAAAATCTGGGGCAAAAATCTTTTGCATGGACAAAAACTTTTGCAAAGCTTTAACAAAATTTTAACAAAAAACTTTTAAATATTTACAAAAACTTCCTAATTTTACACTCGACACAACCAAAACAAAAATCCCATGCACGAATTAATCACACTCAACCATCAGATGAAGTGCGGTATTACAGGCACAATCATCGACAAAGGCGAACAAGCCTATTACAATCATCAGACAAAAACCTGTATTCATCCATTAGAATATGAGAAGAATATGAGCCAAGCCAAGATAGGTGATCCAAAAACCTATTTTACTAGACACCAAAAACTTAACAAATAAAACATACAACACATGAAATTCGAATTTATAGCTGAAACCGACCAACTACTTAACGACACAATCTACTTTACCAAGCAAGATGGTGTATTTATCAGTGGAACTATCAGCACTAAAAAAGAGGTAGCTTATGCCATCTTTGAGAAGCTTAGTCAAGGTCTACCACTCAGAACATCAGAAGTACTAGAAACAAAAATCTTACAAAAACCCTCACAAGAGGAATAAAAAACCCAAAACCAATGTTGAAACTAACCCTAGAGCAAAAGAAAAAAGGTATCAAAGAAGAGTTTACCTATGTAAACAGTAACGGTAGAATGTCAAAACAATACACCTACAAAGGGATGTATATTACTTGGGATAACCAAATCCTACATGGCAAATGGTATTACTGGAGAGCAAGTTATTACGCTTCTTTAGATGCAGCAGTTCAAGGAATAGAAAGACATATCAATCACTTTAAAACTAAATAAACAAATGCAAGAGATCACAGACTACAAAAGCCTATTTAAGTATGGCGACATGAAGAAGATTATGGAGATAACAGGCTATAGTCGTTACGTTATTGAAACAAGACTTAAGAACAATGATTATGAGATGACCGAGTTAATCAAAACATTCTATAACAAAAAACTCGAACTATTAAAAACACAAATCAATGATTACAGCGAAATATAGGACTCCAAGACAAAATCTATTTAAAAGAAAGATACACAATGTGGACCAGGATATAGTCAATAACATAGTAAAGCAAATATCTATTGTCACTAATTTACCTGAAAAAGTGATCACTAAAAAAGGTAGATATAGACCTCAGGTACTTGCTCGTAATATGTGCTTTTATATCCTTCATGTTCACTATAAACAAAAAGCTGCTCAGATAGCTCCTTATTTTAACAAGGATAGGACTACAGTTTTACATGGCATTAACACATTTGTAAATGACGTTGAGGTAGTTCCTTACTATATGGAGCAATATCAGAAAGTAAGAAGCAAAATAAAGATTCCTAAATTATATTCAGATAACTATTAAAACAAACAAAATGATATCAACATTCGCACACATGAACGAAGTAGACAAAAAAATCTTTGTCGCTAAGATTATCCACAACATGAACTACAGCCAATCAAGTTTCGAAACTATGGAAGCTATAGTTAAAATGTGGGAACAATATCCAATCAAACAAGCAACTTTTTTTACACAATCAAATCAATTAACAAATGGAATTGCAAACAACTAACAATCAAATTCAAGCTCCTAGTTACCAAATGGTCAACAAGGACTCTATGCTATCCTTATCTAACGAGCTTAAACGCTTTGTAAAGGATGCACACCTAGTATCTAACATCAAGGGTAAGGACTATTGTAACGTAGAAGCCTGGCAGATGGCTGGTGCTTCATTAGGCTTATTCCCTATCATTACAAGCGTACAAGACTTATCAAGTGAAAAAGAGATTAAATACATGGCTACTTGCGAAGTTAGATCATACCAAGACAATAAGTTAGTGTCTGTAGGTATTGCAATATGCTCTAACAAAGAGGGTAGCAAAAAATTCTTTGATGAGTATGCTATCTTATCTATGGCACAGACTAGAGCAGTAGGTAAAGCATTCCGTAATCAGTTAGCATGGTTGATGAAAGCTGCTGGATTTGAAGCGACACCTGCTGAAGAGATGGATTTCGTACATGAAGAGCCGAAAAAAACCTCTAAGCCAGTACAAACAGTTGTAGCTGAAATATTAGAAGAAGAGCCTACAAGAGAAGAAATCATGATGGAAGTAGCTAAGTGTACTAAGGTTAAGCAATTAACTGACATATACTTTACTTACAAGCAATCATTTGACTCAGATGAAACATTGATGAAGGTATTAAAAATGAAAAAAGAAAACCTAAAATAAAATGAATTTAACATTATTACCCAAAGTAGAACTTGCTTCTATTGAGCCTAACAAATTTGCTATTGAGTTAATCAAGTCGCAGATAGTAGATCACTTTACACAGACTGGTGAGTCGCCATTAGAGTTGCTCGTTAAGTCTGAGGCTGTAGTACAGCTCTTAGAAGGCATTAGAGCCGATTTAAAAGAGTTAGTATTAGATGAGCTTAGTAAGTATCCTGGAGGCAAGGCTGAGGTCTTAGGAAGCGAAATGGCTAAGTTTGAATCAGGTGTTAAGTATATCTATGACCAAGACTATACTTGGAGCAAAATGAATGAAGAAATAGAGTCATTAAAGTTTGCTTTAAAGGAAAGAGAGAAGATGCTTAGAACTTTACCGACTGCTATGGTTGATCCTGAATCAGGCGAAATGGTACACCCAGCACCTAGAATTAGCACTACAACCTTTAAGATTAACTTAAAGAAATAAAAATCTTAACCACCTCATGATAAAATATTAATAACCTGATAGTAATTAGTGAAACTTGGGGTGGTTATTTTAAACTATTATTTATGTCAATAAATTTTAACAGTACAAGATGTAACTATTGTGAAAGAAAATTTACTGAAAGTAATTATAGAACAAAAGAACACATTGTACCATTATCTAAAGGAGGTAATAATTATTTTGAAAATTTGATATGGATATGTAATGAGTGTAATAATTACAGAGGCAATAAAGATTTGCCATATTTTTTTAATCAGATAAATAATGTTCTTAACAATAATAGAACTATTAAGATTAAAATTTATACATACAATAGACAAGATTTGCAAAATATGGTTAAAAACTTATCATATTATAAAAACAAAAGTTATGAAACAAGCAATAATATTTTTATATGAATTAGCAAAGTTTATAGTAATATCAATACCACTAGCAATATTGCTATTTGTAACATTAACAATAATTAGTAAATTCAAGAATATATGATGGAGATTGCAGGATTAGAGAACTCAGTACCAGTGAGGATGATTTATGTTGACGACAAAAGTGAAGTATTGTTTAAATCTTTAGCTCATGCAGCAAGGAATACAAGAATAACACAAGACTCAATAAAGAAATCACTTAATCCATTACTAAAGAAGAAATTTAAGCACAATAATAGAGATGTTATTTTTAGGATAGTTAAGAATATTTAGTATCTTTGTTCTGCTATGTACGAGATAGCATTAAGAACTTTTTTTGCCCAAAGAGGCGTTGGAACTCGTACTTCCAGCAAATCTGCGGGCGTTTTTATTTTATGAACAATTTACAAGACCCATTTATCTTATCTATTGATGAAGAAGGGCACATTTATGATTGCAAATCATACTACAGATTATTAAGTATTAATGAATTAATAGCACTTAAAATGGCTATTGATAAAACTTACAATCATTATTTAAATGATAATCTAACTGATGAAGAAATTTATGACAGGAATGTAGATAGTTCCGAAATTTATCAGCAAAGATTTTATGAATATGCTAAAAGTATACCTAAAAGGCAAAAAGATGATAGAGGGTATATATACTTAATGAAGGATAATAGAAATGGTCTTATTAAAATAGGCTATTCAAAATACCCTGAATTTAGAGAAAAAACCCTTCAATCAGAAGTACCTGATATTGAAATGATATATTATAATTTTGGTAGAATGAAATTAGAAAAGGAATTACATAAATCATTTAATCATAAGAGAATAAGAGGCGAATGGTTTGATTTAAACAATAATGATATTGAACAAATTAAAGTGCATATAGATGGAACATCATTTTAATACTGATCACGCAGTAAAATACGGAATAGAAGAGGCTATTGTTATTAATAACTTATTCTTTTGGATAACTAAAAATAAGGCTAATAGAAAGCATTACTTAAACGATAGAACATGGACTTACAATACTTACAAGGCTTTTAGTGAGATTTTCCCATACTGGAATGAACACAAGATTAAAAGAATATTAGATTCATTGGTTAATCAAAGTGTAATACTAAGAGAAAACTATAACAAAAGTGGTTATGATAGGACTTGTTGGTATGCTTTCAGAGATGAAATGTCGTTCTTAAACAATTGCAATATCCATATTGCAGAAATGCAAAATGGAAGTAACGAAAGTGCAACACCTATACCATATAGTAATACAATTACTAATACATCTATAAATAAATCTATAAATATATCGTTTGATACATGGTGGGATTTATATGATAAGAAGGTTGGTAGTAAAACTAAACTAGAAAATAAGTGGAATAAGCTAACTGACGATCAAAGAACACAAGCTATTAAACACACTAAGGAATACAAGATTGCACAACCTGATAAACAATATAGAAAGAATCCTGATACATACTTAAATAACGAGTCATTTTATGATGAGATAATTAAGCCAAAGGATTTTAATCAAGTACCTACAAATAAAATAACTACACAAATAAAACTAAAATAACATGACACCAAAACAAAAAGCTAAAGAAATAGTTTATAAAATGTTTGCAGATTGGCTACAAATACCTTATGAAGCAGTAGAATATCATCTAGAAATACCTGGATTTACAATAGTTCAAGAATGGTATAGCACTAAACATTGTGCATTAATAGCTGTAGATGAAGTATTAGAAGCAACTAAGAAGTATGATTATACTTTAGGTCCTAAACCAAGCTATAATGATTATTGGTTAAAGGTAAAATACGAAATAGAAAAACTATGATAGCTATAAACCTACCAAAAGCTTTAGATATTGAATCTAACATACTTGGGGCATTGCTTTTAGACAAAAGGACTATCCCATTGGTTATAGGTCATCTAAAAACTGACATATTCTACGATCTAAAGCACCAAAAAATCTTTAACGCTATTAAGGAAATGTATGATAGTAACATATCTATAGACCTTACTACTGTAGCTCAAAAACTTTCCCAAGATAAGGACATTCAAGATGTTGGTGGAGCTTTTTACCTATCAAAGTTAACTGATAATGTAATCTCAACAGCTCATTTAAACACCCATATTGAGATTGTTATTGAGATGTATAAGAAGCGTGAAGCTTATAAAGTGCTTAGAATAGCTGAAAGTCAATGCTTAGATAACGATAGTCAGTCATTAGACCTTCTATCTGACCTTAATAGTCAACTATTATCTATCCAAGAATATGGCAATATCTATGAAAAAAGCATAACTGATGTAGTTATGGCTATCAACTTTGCTAGGGATTTAGCAAGTAATGGTGAACTTTTAGGATTTAATACAGGATTCCAAGAACTAAACCAAACTATAGCAGGTTGGTGTAAACCTGACCTATGTATTATAGCTGCTAGACCTGGTGCAGGTAAGACTGCAATGATGCTTTCTAGTGTTTATCACTTAGCTATCCTAAATAACGTTCCTACGGCTATTTTTAGCCTCGAAATGAGCTCCGAACAGCTTGTTGAAAGGTTAGAGTCAATAACAAGTCAAGTGCCCTTAAAACGCCTTAGGACGAATAATTTGAATGACTATGAACGTAAGCTACTTTTAAAGACAGATGACAAGATAATCACAGCACCCATCTACATAGAGGATACTGGAGGAATCAGTATCTCACAACTCAGAGCTAAGGCTACTATTCTAAAGCAGAAGTATGGTATTAAGGTTATATTCCTAGACTATCTACAACTTATGAGTGGACAAGGCAAACAAAACCAAAACCGAGAGCAGGAAGTAAGTTTTATAAGCAGAAGCCTTAAAGCCTTAGCCAAAGAGTTGGAAGTACCAATCATTGCTTTATCTCAGTTATCTAGAAAGGTTGAAGAACGAGCTGATAAACTACCAATGTTGTCTGATCTTAGAGAGTCAGGTAGTATCGAACAAGATAGCGACATAGTAATAATGTTAATGCGTCCTGCATATTATGAGATGACTGAACCAGTAGAAATTGATGGCAAAGAGTATGATCCTAAAAATCTTGTTATAGTCAAAGTTGAAAAAAATAGACATGGACCGACAAAAAATATGGCAGTAAGATTTATAGGTGAAACAATAACATTCGAAGATTATAAATTATAAAAATGAAAGACATAAAAAATTACGAAAATTACCAAATTGGTAAAGATGGAAGAGTGTTTAACAAAGTAAAAAGTATTTATATGAAACCAAACTTGAGTAAACTTGGTTATTATAGAATTGGACTAACTAATGCAGATGGTAAAAAGCTGTTTAGTATACATAGATTAGTTGCTTTAACTTACTTACCTAACAATGATAATAAGCCTCAGGTAAATCACATAAACGGTATAAAAACAGATAATAGATTAGAAAATTTAGAATGGGCTACTAGGGAAGAAAATATGCAACACGCTTATACAAATGGATTAATGAAGGGATTTTATGATGCATCTAACAAAATTGTAATTAATATAAATAATGGAGTTTTTTATGATTGTGTTAATGATGCTGCTAAATCAATTAATATGAACTATTCTACACTTAGAAGTATGCTTCAAGGTCATAGAAAAAATAAAACACCACTTAAATACGCTTAAACCATGAAGCAAAAATTTATCGAGGTAGAAGTAATAGAAGGCGAAGACCTTAACATTGAGAACATGAAGCAACGTATCATAACTAGAGCATGGTATGATACTGCTAGGTTTCATGACTTAAATGATATAGCAGTTGGTATTGGTGTAGGCACAAAAACTCTTTACTACTATGCTAAAAAACTAAAACTACCAAAGAGAAGTGGACTTAAATAGGAACTATAAGAATACTCGTAAGTTCGACATAGAACAAGCTAAGGCTAAAGATGGCACTTACCAGGCATTGTTATTGTTTGCTAGGAACACAAAAATCCTCGTTATACAACAACCAAAAGCCCTAAAGCAGAAATATATGTGGCTTGAATATGAGAATAATGGTAAACCTAGTGGCATAGCAGACACAAGAGTAGAGTTCTTTGCTATCAACTTTGACCTTAAAGATAGAATCTACTTTATACGAGCTGAGATGCTTAGAATAAAGGCAAGAAGACACTTTAAATGGGGTAAAACTAAGATAGTCGAGGGCATAAGATATGTAAAAGTTCCAACTGTGGAGATGATACGTTTCGATTAATTGATGTAATTTCGTTTATATGACATACAAAACAGCAAGTGACTTAACCAAGATGATGCTAGAATATTTAGATAGTTTAGGTTATGAAGTATGGAGGAATAATAACCTAGCAGTTAAAGGAAGGTCTTTCATTGGTAAGAAAGGTTTACCTGACATCATAGGTTACCATAAGAACTATGGTCAGTTCATTGCTTGTGAAATTAAAGCTATAGGTGATAGGTTAAGTGTATCACAGATAGAGTTCTTAACTCACTTAGGTATGTGCGGTGGCACATCTATTGTATGTCAACAAGTATCAGACGGAACAATTAATTTAAACATATTTTTAGACAATGGCGAAAGCAAAATCAGCATCTGGGACGAGTATAAAGGTGAGTTTCGGGAAGCGTAAAGAAGGTAAGGCAAAGAAATCTTATAACAAACATAGTCCAAGACCTAAAGCATATCGTGGTCAAGGACGCTAAACAACAATTATGGAAAATCAAGAATTAGAAAACAAATCAGAAAAAGTAACTAAGACAACTAAACAAGAAGTTAAGGTTACTGTAGTTCCTAAGGAAAGCAAGTTTGTAACTGCTGAAACTATTAAGTTAGTTGAAGACATCTTAAATGATGGCACAGTAGACATCAAATGGAGAGCACAACTTAAAGAACAAGTAAGAAAATATAAAGGACATGGAGAATAATTATGACAGCATAGTAGAGTCTGTAATTACTAAGTATAAAGATAGAGCTAACTTAGGCTTTACTAAATACGGAACTAATTTAGACAGAACTGACTTAAACACCAAAGAATGGGCTGAGCATTTACAGCAAGAACTTATGGATGCTGTATTATACTTAGAGAAATTTAAAGAAGGAATTAAAAATAGTTTATAAACCAAAACAAATATCATGGCAACACAAAAAGAGAACTTCTTAGGAAGATGTTTCACACTTAGATCAGCTTACGGATCATTCAGAAAAGTATCATTCGGTCCAGAGGACTTAAAGAAACTTAATGAGTTCGCAGCATCTAACAAAGGATGGTGTTCTATCCTTATCAAAGACAAAAAGAACGCAGGACCTGAACAAAGTGATTTCTATTGCGAAATGGACACATTTAAAGCAGGTGATTATAAACCAACAAACAAATCTTTACCATTTTAATTATGAATCCAAGAATTTACAAAGAAATAATCATCAACCTATTACTTTTATTAGTAGGTTTGTATCTACCATTTGCATTTATTATTAATAAGTACAACCCATTAGTTTGGGAATGGTATGAAAGATGTTTATACGTTATAGCAGTTGTAGCAACTATAGGATATGGTGCTAATGTTTATAACAAAAAGTAGTATGTTTTGTTTGTAGTTTAATAGTTAGACCCTGCTATTCATAGTGGGGTCTTTTTGACTTATATAAACTAAACATATATCAAAAAGTGCGTTTTTTGACACATAAAAAACCCCCAGATTTTACCTGAGGGTTAACCAAAACTACACACAATCACACACCACACATGAGAGCTATTTTAATTATGACTATTTCTAGTGTCATAAAACTTTGTCAATACTGATCCGTATAGGATTGCCTGATACCTTGTAATAAAGCTATCTACAGATTCATTCACATAGAAGTAATCTTCATTAGCCATATATACAAAACACCTATCATTGTCTTCTTCATCAGCCGTTACACTCGCCACCTGATAGATGTTGATATAAGCATCTGATTCCTCAGAGTTATCCTGGAAATCATAGCTTTCATCTTCCTCTTCGGTCAGTTGTATGATGTGCATTAACATTTGTGATACTATTTTTAAGTACAGTAAGTCGTAATTCCCTAACAATCAACTCAAGCCTAGCTTCTAAGTGAGTCTTTTCTTTCATTAATTGGTTAATCTTAACGTCTACCTCTCTGTTCATACAAATTTACGATTTAATTGATACTGAAATAAAAAGTGCATACTGCATTGAAAACCAATGTAATACACACTTTCTTATATTTACTAGACTATAGTTACTTTCTAGGTAACCTAATAATCTTACTGCCTAGAGGCATCGGAACAAATATAGCAACTCTTCCGCCATCTAGAACAACTCCACAGCCTAATGTGGGTCTTTTGGGGAAAGGTCGTGAATACTCCATAGCGTAGGCATCAATATCGATACCACAGCCTACATTCATGCCGAATATCATATCCTTATCAGATGCACTATAAAGAACACCTCCAAAGCTATGTATATGACCTATTACTGTTGATTGTCGAGCATCTCTTGCTCTATTGATTGCCCCTGCTTGTCCTGATGATCCTGTACCATGAGTATATAGAACACCGTCTATTTCCCATTCTAAAGCCCATTTCCAGCCTTTAGGAGCATCCCAAGCTTGTTCATAGGACTTGATAAAACGTTCTGGTAAACCGCTTGTTTGAGCCTTTCTTTTATGAAGGGCTGAGTGGTTACCAATACATACTTTTACGTTAGGGAATTGTTTGTACCATTTGTACATAGCAGCTTGTGCTAAGTCTGCTTCTCTACCTGCTCCATGTCCGTCAGGTTTAGATTCGTGATAACTAATAGCATGATTGTCAACTTCATCTCCAATATGTACAACCTCAGAGCATTGAAACTTATTCGCTACTTCATAGCAAAAAGCTTTATAGCCTGGATGACAGAATGGTTCGTGAGTGTCCCCCACAATTAAAACGTTTTTAGATCTGCTCATGATTTATGGTTTTGGTGTGTTAGTTAAGCGTAAATAAGTAACGTATTATTATATGACTTATTATTTAACTTGCTTGAAAGTGTTTGCTGTTTTAAGTTATATAGTTTAGCCGCTTCTGAAACAGAACTATAAAATACACCATTTTGCACATTAACTACAATCTTTCCTTTATTAGAATATGTATTTCTTTTAGTTTCGTTTGCCTTAAAAATACTTTCTTTTGTTAATTTATTTCCTTTGTGAGATTTAGATAGATTATCTATATGATTTTGACTTAGCTTTTTACCTTTATTCCAAACTTTAATACCTATTGTACCATCACCTCCATCTGTCATATTAGATAATATCCCACTTTTATTATCAATTCTACCGTATAATGCTATTAATTCTTTTTCTTTTTCACAAGCTTCTTCCCAAGATAATTCATCGAAAATTACTTCAACATTGTAGCCTGATTTATTAGCTATTGTTTTCCATAATTTATTTCTACTTTTTTTACTGTATGCTCTTAAATAGTTTTTAGTTACACCAATGCCAATATAGAACGGTTCGTTCTTATCTAATCTTATGTGTCTATAAACGTATGCCATTAGATTTTGTGGTTAGAATATACAGTCTTATTGTTTACTTTTAAAGCATCTAATATCTGCCTTCTGTTCTTACCTACATTGTAACTTACATGAACCCATCCATAATTAAACTCGTTAATTAGCTGATCAAACTCAAGCTCATTCTTTATGTATTCAAAAATCTGTTTGTTAGTCACACCTGGCATATTATCCATATCTATATCTGCTGCTTTACCTTCGCAATGCTGTGACCTTAAACTTCCACCTATGTAATGATTGAGAACCTTACTTCTATAGCCACTAGAAATGATGATAGGACCAAACTTCATTCTGATTGGTTCTAATACTCTTTCACAAAGAATCTTGATGTTCTTTATGTGTTCAGGAGTTGGTTCGTTAGATACTCCATGTCTTTTAGCTGATTCGCTACGAGTAAACTCTGCTAGATTAAAGTGTGCTGATAGTTGCATGATGTACTAAATTAGAACTTTTTCTTGTAGTGCTTTTTAATGAAAGCAAACATCTGCATTCCTAACCATACTATAGTCATCAAATAAACGATTGTCTGTAAGAATGGATTGATATTTACAAACCCAAAAATATTAAGCCATGAGATAGCTGTGAATGTGATTCCTATTGGAGTTAAATCTGAGTTCAAATCGTTGAATTGTGACATTTTACTTCTTATTAAAAATTGTTGTTACTATACTTGCTGATAACAAAGTCGCAGAATACATCAATAGTGAATCAAAAGCAGTTTGTGATAATAACGCACAAAAGATGCCAATTATTGCACTTAATAATGCTAATAAACCAGCTACTCTTTTAGAGCTTACTTCACTACCTCCTGAAACCATATCCTTGAAAAACTTCATTATTTACCTATTTTGAAATATAAGCTACCTGAGTATCCTATATTATTATTTTTATTAATATTTACATTAAGACCCATTAGAGCCTTATTTTTGGCATTTAACATCAAACCAGGACTTAGTACTTCCAAGCCATTAGAAGGGCTAAAATCGCCTCTAAAGCCCCAATAAAGGGTATTCTTAGCTTTTTCAGTATAAAACTCCTTTACGAGTATGGTTTTTTCCTTGATTTGAGCTGTAAAAGACCTTGATTTGATGCTATTTTGTGAAATAGTATCTTCTATGACAAAGGTATTAGAATCTTGTCTAATAGTGTCAGAATAGGCTTTTATGGTGTTATAATCCCTTAAAACAAAGACAGTATCATGTACGTAATTCTGTACGGAATCTAGTATAACATAAGGAATCGAGTCTCCTTTCATCCACCTGGTGGTCACGTTGGTTTTGTAAATCGTGTCATGAATCTCTTTAATCTTATTATAGTTCCTTAAATCACTAAAGTCATACTTAACGTCTGACTTATGCGTATATTCATATAGGTACACGCATCCAAAGAAGCTAACAATAATGATTAAATAGTCCTTAACAGTCCTCATTATACCTATGGATTAGAAAATGGGAGCGGAAGTGTAATCACAGGTGGGTTAACTTGATTCTCTATTTGAGCATCTAAATTAAGGTCTAAAGCCTCTGTGTCTATTGAATTGTCAAGCCAAGAACAAACTATGTCATAGGTTAATTCCTCGTAAGGGATAAAGTTAACAACATCATCCTTTGAGAATGATTGACTGCCGTAAACACTTGCAAAGTATTCTACTCCGTTAATTGTTTCTTTAGCGTTACGATTCCAATGAACATTTATAACAAAATCTTGATATTGCCCGTCTGTTGGCATACAATCAAGTTGATTTATCACCCAAAATTTACTCATAATATTTATTTTTAAGCGTATTTATATCTATTTATTTTATGTCTTGTTCCATTTAACCTACCAATAAGAGTTACTTTATTCATTCCTAATAAGTTTGCTAATTCAGTAGCCGAATCGTAAAATACTCCAGTTTCTATATCTAAAACAACTTTCTTATGAACACTTACATTTAATCCGTATTTATAAGCGTGTAATTGATTCTCGCTATTGTTACACCATTCTAAATTAGATACATCATTATTTAGCTTATTGCAGTCTTTATGGTTTACTTGTGTTTTGCCTTCTATTTTTTCAATAAAGCATTCAGCTATTAACCTATGTAACTTGTAAGTTTTAGATTTACCATTAAATGATAAGCCAACTCTATAATAACCATTTTCAATAATAGGCTTTAAGAACTTTTTACTTTTATTAGAGTAAACTTGTCCGTTAGAATGAATTGTGTAAATGCCTAATTCTTTTGTCATATTAGTTTAATTTAGACTCTAAAGTTACGATTCTTGCTTCTAAATCTTTTATTATTTGATGACTTTCTTGGATTGCTTTTACTGCTAATGCTAAAATACCATCATAATCAAGTCCATAAGTACCATTTTCTTTTTCTCCATCTCCCAATACTAAGTCTGGTATTACCTCTAATACATCTTGTGCAATAAATCCTCTCCTTTGTTTATTAGGAGCATTTTTAAATTTAAACTTAGTTGGTTGTAATTTCAAAATAGATTCAATACCATTATCAAATTTATAATCTATTTCATCTTTTGTTCTTAAATCAGAAGTTCCACCACCTGTTGTACTCCATACTCCTGCAGTTGTTAAAGTAGCTTTATTAGAACCTGCCGTATAAAATCCAAATGTATCACCAATTGAAGCAGTACCTTGTCCTATAGTCCATCTATTATCAATAGTTTGGTCTGTTCTTCCTATGTTTATACTGGCTTCTCCTGTATTGTTTGATGTACTTGTAATTCTTAATTGTCCATAAGATTGAGAAGCTGTTTCTATATGTAATTTTGTTGCTGGTGAACTCGTTCCGATTCCAACGTTACCGCCATTAGTTAAAACCATTTTTTGAGTACCTGAACCTGAGCTTCCTGTATTAAAAGTAATACCATCTCCAATTATTCTTAAATTTTCAGGGTTACTTGCACTATTTGCACTTTTAATTGTTACAACAGAATCATCAAAATTCATTAATAATCTTCTCTCGCCACTTGATAAAACAGTAACATCTAATTTAGATAATGGATTACTCGTTCCGATTCCAATATTGCCATTGCTTAAAATGCGCATACGTTCGCTTCCGCCAGTTACTAATGCCATAGGGGTATGTGAGCCGCCAGTACTAAATTCAGTTTCAATTATACCAACACTTCCAGTATGGTTTAATGCAATAAAATTATTGTTACCATTAGCAATAACATTAAGTCCAAAATAAGATGTTGCACTATTTGACTTTATAGCAACATTACCATAGAGAATAGGTGTTGAGCCAACTATTAAACTTGAACTAAACGTAGCACTTGTTCCGTTTAAAGCACCAGTAAGTGTACCACCTGTTAAAGGTAGGTAAGCAGATAGGTTGCTTGTCAAAGCTAAAGTACCTGTTGCACTTGGTAAAGTATAAGTATAAGTTCCGTTGCCTAATGTACTACCAAAATTTACATTACTATTAAAATAGAAATTACTTGCATAAAAAGATAAAGGAGTATTTGCTGAAGCTGCGCTATTTTGTGCGGTTATCCTTGCACCTATTGATGGACTGAAATAAGGAACAAAAAATAAATCTCCTGTTGAACCTTTTAATTTCAATGCGTATCCTTGGTCATAAGTTGAAAAAGTAGCTACGTTATCTGTACTTGCGCTACCTGCTATTAATTGATTAGCCGTTAAACTATAAACACCTAAATTAACATTAGTTGTAGCACCTGTGTAAGGAACATAACTTGACAAATTAGATGTCAATGCTATTGTACCACTTGCAGCAGGGAATGTGTAATTATAAGCTGTTGAAGAATTAAATCTTAGTTCATTTATTAATGGACTTCCACCATTTGGCAACCCAACACTAAATCCATATCCAGTTGCAATACCTCCTAAATTAACATAACCAGCAAGATAAGAAGTAACATTATTTTTTAATAAAACACTACCATCTGCAATAATATTACTACTAAATATTTTTGCTCCTGTAATAGTTTGATTAGTATCTAAAGTAACATAATTACCAGCAGGTTGCTTACCATTAAACGTACTCCAATCAGTTGAACTCAATTTACCAGTATTTGTAGCCGAAGCAACAGGTAGGTTAAAAGTATGTGTATCACCACTTGAAACGATAGCAAAGTTTGTTCCGCTTGTTCCTGTGGTTAAAAATTGTGATTGATCTGTTAAGTTATTTAAAGAAACCATCCCTTTAGACAAGGTAGTTACAACTTGACATAAATGTCCATTCTCTGTATGTAAAGTAATTGTTCTACCACTTACGTTTACATAGATTCTAATTGCTAATCTATCCGTCAAAGCTAAAGTAGCAGTAGCCACAGGAATAGCAAAATAGTATGGTGCTATCGTAGTGCCTTGAGTAATATACTCTGGAACACCAACGCTTGAACCTAATAACGTAAAAGTTGTACCATCGTACTTATAAAGTTCAGCATAGAAAAAAGGATTGCCTGAATTGTTATTTACACTAAAATAAAACTCACAATTAAAGTTACCGCCAGGAATCAATACAACATCAGGGTCATTAACATCAGTAATGTAATTCGCCACATATCCATTAGCCGATATAGCAATGTCAGTTCCAGCACCTATGATTGGTTCTTTACTTAATTCTCTATAAGCAACCCCACCTATTGTACCTTGTGAAACACTTGAATTAAGATAGTAAGAAACCGAACTACCTCCACCTGTTGATGTAGGGAAATCCGCTAAAGTACCATCTCCTCGTACATATTGAGAAGCAGCACCATCTAAAGCGGTTATTACCCCACTATTAGCCACTACTGGACCTTGTATATCCCTAATCTTTGCTTCGCCTGATACCTGTAATTGTGAACTCATTTATATCTATTTTATCTATTTGAAAATTGCTCTAACAAACTCATCCGCCTCTAATGCTCTTGCAAAGGTAAGAACTCCTGTAGATGAGTTAAAGGTCACATTCTCACCTGTAGGAGCACCTGATGTTAATATAGTTCTAACCTCTATTCCACCTCTTGTAACTGATAAACAAGTAGAACCAATTTGAGTTGAGAAAGTGATTGTAGTTTCACCACCAAATGCAGTATATTGTTGCATAGTTACGTTTGAGCTTTCTATTACTACTCCTGTAGGTGTAACTTGTGTACCTGTAACTGTGTAAGGACCTGTACCTTGTAAAGACACACTATAAGTAGATGCACCTTCAACTGGACCACTCATATCTAAATTAACAATATTAGCAAGACCTGTAAAGACGCTATAACCTAAAGTACCTGAACCAGTACCATTATCATTATCTATTTGAAACTTAACTATGATTTGTTCCTTAGTTTGTAGCTTATTAAGTAAGAATAAGTAAGAATAGTCGCTAAGGGCTATAAAACCATCAGCAGATATATTCCAGCTAATCTGAGAGCCTAAGAATTCTTTATATGATTCACTATTTGTAGTTGTTACCTCTACCTGATCTACACTTGTACTAAAAGTACAGTTAGTTGATGCACCAAAAGGCACACCTAAAGAAATATTAGTTGTAGTTATACCAGGATTAGTTGACTGAGTATATAAGGTTATTTCATTGGTTGTAGTTCCTAAGTAGTTTACCTCTATAACGATTCTATCTGTAATAGCTAAGACAGTATTAGTTACTGTCATATTAGTATTATATACAATCTTACTTATAGATGTTAGTGTAGTTTCATCTGAGGTTGCTAATAATGTAGCTGTTCCACCAGCATATTTGTATAGCTTATATTGAACTTTAGCACCTGCAAAGGCAGTAGCAATAGAATAATAAGCTGAGATACTCCAAGTACCAGCAGCAATTTCCGTAATACTAGGATCACTAGCATCTGTTATAAAAGAAGCTATTACTCCTGCTCCTGTTTTGTTAAAGTTAGTAGAAGTACCAATAATGTCTTCAGTACTTAACTCTTTACAAGCAAAACCATTTACGGTTATTCCTTGATTAACAGAACCATTAAAATAATATTGTTTGTTTGAATCGTATTTGTATAATACTATATTAGTTCCATTTATTACTGATGCCATTATTTCCTAGTATTTAAATTTTTGAATATATCTATTTCTATAGTTGTGCCATTGTAGTTAATCTTCTTTAGTACTGAATCTTGTACTCCTTGTTTTAAATCCCATTTAAAGGACTTTAATAAGTATGTATAAGTATTAGCACCATCAAAGGAATATGTAAACTTGCTATCTAACCAATATCCTAAGCTTTTAAACTGACCTTCTATTACTGTTTGAGTCTTTACTTGGTCAATACCAATATCTTCAGCAACTAATGTAAACAACTCTTTTACACCTGATGTATTTCTTCCAAATTGATTAGCAAACCCACTATTATTTGCAATAGTATACATACCAACATAAGAAGAAGCAGCTACATCTTTGGGCTCATTTGCAACTCTAGCAACAGAATCAGTATTCTTAAATATATCATTATACATAAACCCTAGAGAGAAGTTTTCTCCCTCTTCAGGCTTAAATTGAGCATCTATGCTACCAATCTCTCTGTAAGAGTCATAATTATAAATTTGAGATACAGGACCTACATTTTGAACTAAAAAATAGTAAAGTTCTAAAAATGGACCTGCACCTGTTTCTAATGGTCTATAAATTATGAAGTCAATAGAACCATCAATAGGAACTAATACTTGCTTAGGGAATCCTACAGGATAATCATTAAGATATACTGTAGTAGTTGTAAACTCACCACTATTATTAAGGTATTGTGCAGCAGAGTTATCAGAAGGTATAATCCTAACCCAATATCTAGCAGTACAGTTAAACTTATAATCTAACCATCTTACATTTAAATAATCACCAGCTTTTACATCATTGCCAAAAGACCTTATTGCCCTATTGGTTTCACCAGAATTTGTGGTAGTATCTGTTGTAAATAACCCACCATTTGTAGGGTCAAGTTTTGAAACTACCATACCAGTTTCTATCCAAGCATCCACATTGTTAGTACCTGACCAAGATAAAAACCAACCATTGGCTGCAAGTTGCTTAACATTATAAATTGGACTAAATTGAGTATAAGACTTTTGAGCTCTATTAAAGCTTACCATTAGTGATTGTCCTATTTGCTTAAAGTTATCAGTTGCATCTATAGAAACTGAAATAGTATTATCTACAGTTTGAGTAGATTGATAAGTTCCTGCACTATTGTAAACATAGTAAGCTATGCTAGTTTCCCTAGTCAAAGCACCATAGCAAGTTAAATACCATTTATCTTCCTTATAAAAGCATTCCCAACCAAATCTATTACATATATATTCCAATATGTCATAGTAGTTTAAATACTCTCCATATTGTTCCATTAAGTAATTCTTCTTTAGGTACATATTTTCTATGTTCCTTGAAGGTATGTTTGCTGTTTTATAGTATTCATTAATCCAAACGTCAAAAGTAAATTCTGTCTTAGAAAAACAATCAATAATCAAGTCTTTTAAACTTACTTGATCTTCTGAATTAAAACCTATTCCAAATGTTACATTCGAATAATATTTTTTATTCTTAGTCCTAGCTAAACCATCAACAAAGGACAATGATAAATTATTAAGGTTTACAGGAGAATATTGTACGCTGTCTACAGGTATAAAAAACCCTCTCCATATTACAGTACCCCATGTGTAAGAACCATTATAAGTTCCTTTTGTAACAACTATCATGAAGTCATTATCATCAGCAGTAAAGAAATCTTGTAATAACTCGGCATAATTAGTGCTTTGAAATTCGTTCTTTACAATATTTAAAGTTGCCCTTGTGGCAAGTAATGGCGTATAGGCATTTCCATCTGTATCTATAGTTTCTATAATAAAAGGACTATTAGATGCGGTTAATGGATATACAGTTGCACTAGAATAGCCGTCTTTGTAAATCTGAGCCCTATAGGTGACGTTTGTATCACCAGGCTTGGCATATACATCATCAAATATAATCTCGTATTTTGGGTTTATAAATGCCATTAGAAAGTATTATTATTTGTTCTACCTGCTTTGTTCATTAATATTAATAAGTCGTTACCGCTTATTCTAGCTTCTAAAGTTCCACCGCCTTCGCCCATAAGTGATTTAAGCTTATCTAAAGGAGCTACAACCTCAGGGTTTCGACTAGCACCAGGATATTCACCCATTAAACCTAAAGTCGGTCCTGATATGATACCTCCATCAGCAAATTCCTTAGGACCTGTACTTCTTTTCTTGTTTATTTGACCTTTTAGAGCAAATCCTGCCGCAACTGCTGCGATACCTAAAATTAATCCACCTTTTACATTTCCACTTTCTATAGCCTTTTTAGCAGCTTGAACAAGAGATGAATATAATATCAATGCTTTACCTATTGAAATTAAAGCATCAGCTAAGATAGTGCCTAATGTTCCAAGATTAAATTTACCAGTAGTAACTAATTCACCTAAGCTTTCGCCAATTCCCTCAAAAGTTGATTGAAGAGTATTTCTTAATATATCATCTATTGTGGTAGATAAATCACCAAGACCTGTTAAAGAACCTTGAAGTTTTAATATTGCAGCATTTATTGCTTCTAAAGCCTTTACATTACCTGCAGCAAATACTTGTGCAAATTGTAATTGCTTAATCTTATTTTTAGTATCCTCTTGTTGAAAAGCAACATTACTTTTATGCAATCTTAATTCAGCCCTTAATTGTGAATCAAGAGTTTTAATATAATTAGTTGTAAAATCGTATTGTTCTTTTAATTTTTGGTCATCATAATATTTTGTTAATTGCTTTTGGCTTTCTTCACTTTGTTGTCTAATCGCAAACTTTTTATCTTCAATAGATTTTTTAAAGTTTATTTCCTTTTGCTCGTATGTTTTTTGTATAGTAAATAATTCATCAAGAGAAGCACCTCTTATAGTAGCTTCCATTAATGCATTAATTTTTTGTATATCATTTAATTTAATAAAATATTCTTCTGCTCTAAATATACTATCCTTATAAAAATTAAATTCTTCTTGAGCTAAATCTTCATAATATTTACTTACAGTAGGTTTAGGAGCGGCTTTATCTTGTTTAGGTTTATTAGTTTCTACACCTATTGAAGTCCCTGTTCTAAAATCAACTGAATTTTGTAATAAAGACATTGAGTTCTGTAAAGCTTCATTTGATGTTATTAAACTTTTATTAGCTTTTTCTAATTTTTGTATTTCAATTAAAGCTTGAGTATATGGTGAAGCTAATTTTTTTGCATCTGCTCCAAATCCACCACTTACATATTGAGATTCCTTACTCAATATTGTTAATGAATTTTTTAAATTAGTTATAGCTGCTTCATTTTTTTCAATAGCCTTAGTGTTTTCATATCTTTTTGCAGCAATTTTTTCTATTTCAGATGTCATTGCAGTTGCTTCAGCACGAGCAATCATGGCTTTAGTAAGCTCTCCAACAGATAATGATAAACTATCAACAGATGTTTTCTCAAGCGACATATTCTTGAAGTATCCAGGATATTCGTCTTGCAGTTTTTTAAGAGCTAATCTTCTTTTATCTATTGAAATAGTTTGGTTATTTACTACAGATACAAGAGATTTTACTTGAGATATTTCGCCATAGGCAGAAGATATAGAACTATTGATAGCTTTAGTATAATCATCTTGATCCTCCTTAGCTTTTTTTGTAGTTTGACCTAGTTTGAATAAGCCCATATCCCAAGCGGTTATCGCTGCAATAATTGCAGATATAGCTAAATAAATAGGTCCTGTTGCTGCAGCAAATCCCCCTACTAAAGCGGGAAGGTTATTTTGAATACCCCTAAATCCAAATGGTAAATCTTGTATAACTAAAGCAAGATTAGACCATTGTATATTATTTTTTCGTAATGAACTTGTAGTAGTATCTAAACCAGAAGCCGTTGGCATTGATGCAGTCATTTTCTTAAAACTAGCACTTGCTGGGTCTATACCATTTGCAACTAAAGACTGAAAGTCTTTTTGAAGTTTATTAGCAGCAGCTCCTGCTTGTTGTGATGCAGGACCAAATAATTTAATAGCAGCCTCTAGATTTTTAGCGTTCTTTTGAATGTTATTAGCAATTTTCTGGAACTCTTTGTCAGTACCATTAAACTGACCAATCATTTGATGTAACGCATCATTAACCCCTTGAAAATCGAGGTTTAGTTTTAAGTCTACTTGATTATCTGCCATTATCCTATTTCTTTATATTATCGTATTTTTTTAAGACCTCTTTAAGTTCCTCAGGTGTCATTACCCTTTGTTTTACAAAGTTACGATTATCGCAGTCAAGTGGTAAAAGCTCATGTGGCTTTATCTTTTTGCCTTTTGGAAGTTGTATGTTTAGCAAAATAGAAGTTTGCCATCTTGCTCTTAACCATTCTTGTTCTTCTTTATGACGGTAACCATACCAAACAAAATCTAACTCAGCCATCGTCATATCCCAAAACAAATGGGGAAGCACTTGGCACTCCCCCATTGTATATCTTTCAATATCAATCCACTCTAATTTTTTTTTACAGCGTCTTTATTAGCTTTCTTATTAGTAGGTTGTTCAATACCACTATTCATACTTTCTGCTAAAGAAGCCATAACATCTTGAAACTTCTTACTACCTAATCCGCCCATATCATCAATCCAATCACATACTTCAATATCTGTAAAGCTTGGAGTCACTCCTTGACTATACAATGGATATTCTGCAGCAGCTTTTAGCAAATTAGTAATCGCATCTAATGATTGATTACCTGATAATGCTTCTGATATGTCCGATGGTCCAATGCCTTGAAGCTGACAGAATCTTTTTAAAGACCATGTACAAAACCTCATAGGTATCTTAGTCCCATCGCTTAGGGATAGTTCGTAATGTCCTCTCATATTTTGGTGTTTTTGGTGTTATTATGCGTTGGTAGCCTGAGTTAATTGGCCTTGTCCTGTAAAAGAAGCAGAGTAAGTAACTGGAGATTCCATATCAGCAGTAATATCTAAGCTTTCTACAAATGCAGAACCAGACCAAATTAAGTCACCTACGATTGGAGTGCTACCGTTAACTGTTGTAAACTTAACTGTAACTACACCTCTACCGTTTAAAGCAGAGAAAATATCTCCTACTACATAGTTTGTACCTGTTGGTTCAACTGTAGTAAGACCATCTGTAGTTAAAGACCAAGAACGCAAACCTGCGATTTGATCAGCCCATCCACCACTTGATTTAGTTGTTGCATCTGGTAAGTCAGCACTTACTGATAAAGAACAAGATGTAGAGTGAGCTACAACTTCAGTTCCTACTAGAACTACTAGGTTTGTACCGTTAAAAATTCCTGTTGTTGGCATTTTATTTTATTTTAATTTTTTATAATATTTGTGTTACAAAGTGATCCATTGTTATTACTCTTCTGAAAACATAAGATTCATCTACATAATCAAATGTAGCGATATTGCTTGTCATCTTACGAGTAACTATTTTAAAGTCAGGAGAAGCACTTGGGTAATCTGGCACATTAACGCCTATGATCACTAACAATTCATTAGCCCACTGGTCTACCGATTTCTGCCCTACTTCACCTGACTTAAGAGTTCTATACACAACGTCAAATTGAATAGTAACATCAAAGTTATAACTCTGTTTGTCGCTATTTTCTAAAGACGTTTGACTGCTAATAAGTAAAAACGGAGGCTCTACATCATCTGGCGCAATAGTATCATAAACACCCAAAGAAAAACTTTGTGATGCTAACTTATCTACATAAGCCTTTCGTATAGCTAATCCGCAATCTTTCATTAAGCTTCTGTTTCCTCTTTTACTTCCTCAGGATTTTGTTCTTGAGCAAGTTTTGATAAGAACTGAGTTAAAGGTAAACCATATCTAGTTGGCATATCTTGGATAAACGCATCTAATTGTTTTACCTGCTCTTCGTTAAGTGTAATTGTCATGGTATTGATTTTGTACAAATTTAGTGAAATATATTTATATAAGATTACCTTACTTTATAGCTTTTTAAGGTTTTTAACAATGTTGCATATTTCTCATCAAAAGTCTTAAAGAAGAATGGTCTATTCGGCATATTGTAATTCCTTAGACCAGAACCTCTAAATTGAGAAGCAAAATTGCCTAAAGGTTTTTTAGTACTAAATTTATAAGCTGGTATTCCAAAGCCTTTACCTGTTCCAAATTCTACATAAGGTGCATATTTGACTGTTTCATTACCCATTGAGAATGAAGCATATCCATTTTGATAAGGTTTAGATGATACGCTTTTAGATAAATTACCAGTTCTTTTATATGGTTTTTTTGCTTTGGTAGGTATTCTAGGCAAATTACCTGCTTTTGAAGCAGCTTCCATTTCCATAGCTTTTACAGATTTATCAATCTCTTGAATAGCATAAGCTTTATATAATTCTGCTGTTTGCTTAAACTTTTCTTGTATCTTATGTAAAGCCTTAGTGTCTACTGTGAATGTAGCCATTATTTAAGTGTTGAGCAATCTATTAAAAAATACTTATTACGATCTTGTTCGTTTATAATAGAATTTATCATATATAACTTATTTTGGAACGTAATGGTCAACTTCTTATCAAATACTTTAGATGTTGTATATCTTATTCTAAATGTAATATCAGCAGCAAAACCATCTGTACCAGCTATATTTGTTCTTGTGTTAGTATCTGTAACAATCTCAGCCCAACAAGTATAATAAGCTGCAAGGGTATTTACAAATCCACCAGCACCATCAGAAGCTCCAGTCTTACTATTAAAAGTAATCCTATTCATTAATCTTCCTATCATTAGATAATTACGTTTATGCGTTTAAATGGCTTCATAAGCTCGTATGCGGTCATCAAATTAGCTGAAGGCTTGGTTGCCTCAACTGAAGACTCTCTGTACTCATATAGGTCTGAAACCATCTTTAAAAGGGCAGTCTTCATTGTCTGAGGAGTTGTGCTATAACCGCAAGTATAAGTAAATCTAAACTCGTTATCGAAAATGCTAGTCATGTAGACCTTTTTGGTGGTCTCACCAAGCACCTGATAATCCCCAACAGACATTGCTACCCAAGCTGTGCTATCCCAGTATTCTACTGCTGATATTGTGTTTGTAGGAACATAAGGTAGCTCTATAAAGCTATCT